CAGCTACAAAAGCGGACAACGACACGGATCGCCTCCAGAAAACCCGCCTGAAGGCAGGGCTTGCCACAGGGCAGACAGTTTTTCAGCAGCCTGCTAGGCATCGGCAACCTGGGGCCCTTGCTGCAACAGGATGGTCAGCGGCGAGCCGCCCGAGGCAAGCGACGCGATGGTGTCGTTGACGGTGTAGTTCAGCGCCATCATGCGCTGGCGCATCATGCCGGCGGACACGGCACTGGCCTGCATCGCGCGGGCCGTCTCGTCGAAGCGATTGCGGGCAAGGGCTTCGGCCGCCGCCTGTTCGGTCGCCGAGATCGCGCCACGCCGGGCGAGCGCGGCATGGTCGGCAAGCTCGGCGTTCAGGCGCTCCTGCGCGGCGCCGAGCGGGTCGATGATGGCCCGAACCGCCTTGGCGCGGGCCTCGTAGCTTGCCGCTTCGCGCGCCGCCTCCTCGAACACGTCTGCGGAGGCACGCGCCGAACCAGATGGTGCGCGGCTGACGCCCAGCACTGCGTTGAATCGCGCCTGCGTGGTCTCGGCCTGCGCTGCCTGGCGGGCGGCGTCAGCCAAGCGCTTCAGGCGGGCGGCCTCCCGTTCGGTCGCAGCGCCCGCCTTGTCGGTCGCAGCAGCGACATCGCCCATTGCCTTCTCGCCGACGGCACCGACGGTGGCGAAGGCCCTGCGGACCTCCGCTTCCCCGTCAATCCCGAGACGGATCGTGACGCTGCGGGCGCTCATGCTCGTTGGAGTCGCTTTCCGACGCTTGGGATTGTGCGGCGTGGTTGACGATCAGGGCTTCGTAGACGGGCAGGACATCGACGAGCAGCGGCGACAGCGCGCCCATGGCTTCGGCCAGCGCCAGCACCGATCCGAAGTCGAGGCCGAGGATGAAAGGTCCGCTGGCGCGAACCTGTCCGGAAGACCGGCGCAGGACCTCGAAGGCGAGCACGCCGTCATCCGTCGTCGGCGCATGCTGGCGATAGGGACAGTCGGCGCAGGGCGCGGGGCAATGCCGGCAGTAGCTCTCGCCCGCCTCGACGTGCCAGCGCAGCAGCGCCGTCAGACGTTTTTTTCGACGTCCCGGATGAGAGCCGGCGCCACATGCAGCCGGTCGAAGGCCTCGAAGACCGGCCAGAGTTCGAGCAACTGGTCAATGCGGTCGGGCGACGGCTCGACCGGCTTGCCATCCGCGTCGCCGATGCCTTCCCAACCGATGATGGTCCGCAGGGCGAGTGTGCGGGTCAGTCGGACGGCGGCATCCGCCATGATGGCGGGACCGGGCGCGGTGTCACCGCCGGCAGTCGGGCCGTCGGAACCAGCCTTCGTCGGTTGTACGACCTCGGCGGCGGCTGCGCGTGCCACCAGAACGTCGGCCAGTGAGACCGGCCGCACCTTCAACCGGACACCGGGCAGAAGATCGAGCCAGAACGGCTCGCGCGGGCTGTCGACAAGCTTCAGCATGATGGGTCCTCGGTTCGGGGATCAGTAGGAGGCAACGTCGTTGGTCAGCACGCAGGTGACGGAGCGCCCGAGGCCCTCGTCGCGCGCGGCCTGCCAGTTGAAGGGCACCTGAATGCCACCCGGCCCCTCGATCCGCCGCTCGTTGCGCGGCAGGAACACCGAGTGGAAGGTGACGGAGAGGCGCCGGCCCGGATCGATCTGCCACTGGAAGGTCAGTTCGCAGGGCTGGCGATTGGTCGCCTGATCGAGGAGCGTGCGATCCTCGAACCGGGTGACGATGCTCCCGGAGCCAGCGACGATGCCGGGATCGACGCCGGCGATGCGCCCATCGGCGCGGATCACCTCCACTGCCTCCAGATTGTTGGAATAGGTGAAGTCGCCCGAGACGATATTGCCGAGCGCGGTTCCGTTGCGCCGCACTTCGCCCTGGAACTGCGAGAAGCGTTCGAGTGCAAAGGTCGAGAGCGTGCCCGCCTGCATGGTGCTCGCGGGGGTCTCGCCTTGCGCGATCAATCCGAGCGTTGCGACGAGGTTGCCGGAGCGGCGAAGATCAAGGCGCAGCGTGTCGACGCCAGCACCGGTGTTCATCCCGAAGAAGGGCACGTCCGGCAGCTGCGTCTCGATGCTCAGCGAGGGCAGGACCTGCGCACCCGACTGGAACGTGTGATTGTTGGCGCCACCCGCCAGCGTCGCGCCGGACGGGACGCCGTTCGAGGCGGGCTGCGCAGCCAGCGCAAAGGCATTGCCGGCAAGGCCCAGCGTGTCATGAATGATGGTGAGCGTCGTGCCGCCGGTCTGGGCATAGGTTGCCGCTGCGATCTGCGAGACGACCGAGGCATTGAGGGCGGTCACCAGATTGGTGAGGGTTGCACCGAGATTGGCGCCGATCTGGCTCTGGTTGCCGGAGGGCGCGGCACTGACAAAGGTCCAGGCGATGCCGTTCAGGGTGATCGTGGCATTGTTCGCCGGCTGTCCGGAGAACGCGATCGAGCCGGAGGCCGCGACGGCCGCCGCGCTCACCGGAGCCCCCATCAGGCCGCGCAGCCAGAGCCCGAAATTGCGGACATCGACCGGAACCACGATCTCGCCGCGGTTGTTGATCACGTCGTAGAGCGGCGCCAATGGCTCACGCCCGGTGCCGATCAGATCGCTGTCGATCAGGCCCTGCTGTTCGCCAAGGCCCGACGAGACGAAGGGCATGCGCCGGAACCCGGAACCGGGCGCGGTGCCATAGGTGCTTTCGAAGGCAAGCGCGAGGCTTGCATTCGCGCCACGGGAGCGAGGCATTGGAATACTCCTGTCATTGATGGTTGGCTGGTGTGCAAGCGGTCGGCTGCGCGAACCCGCTCAGCCAAGCGGATCGGAGGTCGCGTAGGTTGCGACCACGGCAAGGATCGCGGCGCGCCAGACGGCGGTGCCCTCTGCCTCGATGTCTTCGAACACCGGCGCCTGCGGCTCGATCCAGTCGCACAGCCCGCCAAGCGTGCGGTCGGCGGCGAGCGCCTGACCGATCGCGCGCAGCATCGTATCAAGGGCGGCGCTGCGTCCGGCGCCGGTCGAACCGGCCACCACCTCGAGTTCGATGCGATGCTCGTAGATGTAGGTCAGCGGCGAGAGCATCACCGCAGGCTCGCCCGGCTCACCGTCGCGGATCGCCACGAACCCGCCCGCCGGCAACCGCTCAGGCTTCACCGGATTGCGCTCGACCTTCGCCGCCGGCAGGGCGGAAGCAACGCACGCCACGAGCGCTGCGATCACCGTCTCCCGCTTCGAGGTCATGGCGTTCCCGGTCCCGTCAGCCGATACGCGTCAGTTCGTCTGCGACAAGGCCCGGTGCTCGGTCGGCCCAGTCGGCGACTGTTCCGTCGATGTCGAGCCGCTTGCGCAGCTTTGCCTGCGGCACGAGGATGAAGATCACGGACGTTGCCTTCGGCGTGCCGGCGCGCTTCGCAGAGGCTGCGCGCCCTTTGCCGTCAACGCGGGTGCCGTCGGCGACCAGCAGCGAGGGCCGACCCCGGCGATAGACGAAGCGCAACCGAAGTCCGGCGCGGCGCTCCCAGCCGCCCGGCGTGATGCGCGCCGCCTTGCCATCGCGGCCGATGCCGCGTGGCCCGGCCAGGGCGGTCGGGATCGCCAGGAACCATCCGTCCTTCGAGCGTATGATTGCGCCCCGGTCGAACACATCGATCAGCATCGGCGCTTTCGACCAAAGGAAGGAGGACGGCTCCAGGCTGTCGCGGGACTGCGGAAAGGTCTTGCCCTGCCAGGTGCGCGACAGACGCGCGCCAAGGCCGCCGGCCACGACATCGGCCCGAAGGTCCGCCTTGAGGCCCGCCGTCAGCCGGCCCGCCGCCCGCGTCAGGCCGGCAGCCAGCGCCTCTTCGGTCTGGTCGAGAACCGGGGCGAGATCGGGTATGCGGACCTTCAGCCGCATGTTGTGTCCTGTCTGCCTTGGTTCATCACGCGGCGTCGACCGCTTCGCAGGTCCACACCAGCCCGAGCCGGTCGATCATCGGGGTGCCGATCACCCGCATGTTGCCAGGGCCGGTCTCGACCAGATCGCCGTCGGCGGGTGCCGGAATCTCGGCTTTGCGGACATCAAGGATGACCGCCGGCAGCACGACCCGCGTGTCGCCGAACCGGTCCGCCACATCCGGCGCCTTGCGGATGATGCGAACCGGAACGCCCGAACCGATGCCGCCTGCCTTCCAGATCGCATTCTCGGCGATGTTGGGGTCGGCAAAGAGGGCATCGAGCGCAGCGGCGAAGGCACTCATCAGAAGGCGCCGTTGAGCCGCACCTTGCCGATGACGTCGCCGGCACCGCCCGCCATATTCTCGGTTGCGACGCCGATCAGCGTGTTCGACGTCGTCACCTTGGTCGCCTGGCGGGCCGTATTGTCCCAGTAGATGCGGTCGCCCACGGACCAGGCCTGCGAGCCGATCTTCTTCAGTTCATAGACGCCGACGAGGGCGGCCTCGACGGTTTCGCCAAGGGAGGCGGCGCCAGCGGCAATCCCGAAGAGGGCGCCGACCAGCAGGCCCTCGCCGGAGGCCACGGCATAGGGTGCGGCCACGGTGATGGTATTGCCGGGCTGGATATAGGTCTTCATCGCGCAACTCCTCTCGCGAACGGGAACGGACGGGCCGGGATCGCCGACCGTCAAGGTTCAGGGGATGGGAGGGGTCGGGCTTACGCGCCCGGGTTGCGGTAAAGGCCGCGCCAGTCGATGGCCTTGGCGCCGAAGTCGAGGCGGCACTTGATCTCGACGCCGTCGACATCGAAGCCGTTGCGCGTCTCGATATAGGCGCCCTGCTGGCCCTCGAGATAGGCGTATTCGATGGTGTCGATCTGGGCGGGATTGGCCGCGAGATACCAGGCGGTGGCGCTCGCCGCATCGAGCCGCGGCTCGGAGATCGGGCTCAGCGTCCGGATCGACTGCGGCACGACCTTGGCACTGTCGGCTGGCACCAGGTCCTGAGCAACGAGTTGCTCAGCCTTCAGTTCGAGGCGGCCGGGACGATCAGGTAGGCAGGACGGATG